AATGTATTTAACTTGTTTAACAATTGTGCTCCCTGTTAGCGAGCACCTCCATCATATTCGGTAACTAAACCTTCTGCTAACATCATTTTGTTGATTGATTGTTTGCGACTTCCACTAACGATAAATAATTCACCGATAACACGACCATACTTCCCATACTCATATGATTTAAGAATAATATTTTTTGATGAACCCACTGCTTCTGGGTCTATTTTATTTATAAGCCATTCTTTGGCTATAAGTCCTCGTTTTTTTTCTTCCTTATCTCGTGTACGAGTTTCTGGAGCATTGACTCCAGCGAATCTGATACGCTTGTGAATTTGGAGATTATAACCCAAATCAATCCAGCAGTCAATAGTATCCCCATCGACAACTCTGTCAACTCGAATATTATACTCATACATTTTTTAAATCACCATTCTTATCAACTTCTTCGTTGAAATGTGTACAACTTCTATTATCGCACACCATTGGTGATTTATTGGTCTTTATTGAATTTGCACAATAGTTGCAAAAAATGAAATTAATATTGTCATATCTCAAATAGACTTCCTTGTAGCGGATTTTTAAGAATGGTCCTAGGGGGTATATACCCCCCAGAGCCTATGCACCTGTCGTATCTCTACGACTTCCCTGTTGGGAACCTTAACCTTTCGGAATCTTTGACATAAATGGAAAGGGTGCGTCTTCTAACGCATTTTGAACTACGCTGACTAAAGCTGCAGCTCCAGCTACTAGACCTGCTAAAAGCACGTCTGCTTCAAACATTCCTGCTTGATTTGCAACTAGAACAGCAACAAATGCTTGTGCACCTGTTCTGAACGCTCTAATCATTGATGTTCTTATATAATCTGGCATATTCAACTCCTTACAGTATTCTTCTGCCTTGTTTTTCTGCTTCGAGAATTTTTACTTGTCCTCGTAAGTCAGAAACTTGTAATAATAATTCATCTATATTCAACATGTCTTCAACGTTGGAATATTTTATAGTGACTTTTTCACCAGCTAAAATAGCATCAGCAACTTTAGGGTACATTTTTTTGTATGCAACACCACTGTTCCCGACAAATCCATCTTTGCCTTTATCTAAATCTGTTTGAGTTTCTCCAATTATGTAACATCCACTGGTGTGCTGGTCGGTGTTCCCCGTATGGATTAATATCCACTGGAATCCAGGAACATCTTGTAACCAAAGCATACCTTTATGAAAGGCACCATATTTTGCTACATACTTTGAATGAAAGCCACCTTCTGTTCTTAGCTTGATTTCGTATTCACCTTCGGGAATACAGGTCTCATGCATAACCTTTACATCTCTATATTCATCTTCGAGACCGTAGCATTCAAATTCTCCATCAATAAATAGAAGGGAATTTGTTGCATCTGCACCGAATTGAAATCGAATTACATCTAACTTCATAATACCTATAATACCTCAAGATTCTGAAAAGGTATTCTTTCTTCGGTCTCAGAAACGCTGAAAGTAAGGGTTCCAGAGAAACTTTTTTTACCAGAAAGGTTTTCAAACCACTCAGAACCACCATCCATTGATAAACATTGCATAAGAACTCTCTTACCTTCATTAATAACAAACAAATGATGGAAGTGACCAGATATTAAAATATCAACATCTCCCATGTCTGTCATACCAAATGCTTGATTGCTTAACCAATTTATAGCTTTTTGATGTGAATACTTACCACCAGTTCTAAACTGATGACCATGTGCAAGACCAATAATCTTACCAGAAACATTTAAAGTTAACCATAAATCGTTATCTGGGATTATGAAGTTTACATGGTCATAAGCTTTGTTCTCTGAAAACATTTCTTGTAGGTTATCAAATAACGTAACATCAAAGTTGTCTCCAAATGTAGTGTAAGCTTTACCATTTTTTCTATTTTCACCATGATTACCTGGAACACATGCAACAACTACATTGTCAAAATCTTTAGACCATCTTTTTATAGCTTTAGCTAACAGTCTTCTTGTAATCATAAGTTGTCTTCTTAAATCATATTCGACAGTAGCAGTTTGCATTGCATAGAAACCATCACAGTTTTCTATCATGTCACCAAGCGAATAAATATAAAGAGTACCTAATTCAACACCTTGTTTTCTAAGTGTCTTATATCTCTCCTCTACACTAGGTATCATTGTTTCAACTCTTTCAACTATACCTGCTGTACCATCTCCATCTCTCTTTCCCATTTGCCAGTCAGATAAGCAAACAACAAAACTAGATGGTCCTGATGTTTTAGCTGCTGATTTAGGTTTGGAGGTTTTTATTTCTTTAAGAAGTGCTTTGTAATCAAAGTCTTTTTCGTTTTCAAGGTTTTTAGATATTATCTTTGCTTTGTAGTAATAGAACTGTTGAGTTTCGCCACCACCCATATTTGCAGTCCATGTTCTGATTTCAAATGGCTCTATTATCTCAAAGTCATTTGGATTAAAACCTAACTCAGTTAGATAAGCATCCCATCTATGGTCTTCAGGTTTTTCTGCTTTAGCCATAGGCTTAGAAATTATTTCTTTTTTAGCAGTATTTAAACCTGGTTCCCAACCTTTTGGATGTTCCTGCCTCTGTCTTTTCGCATTTTCTATATTACGAAAATTGGAAGCGTATTCATCTAAACTCATCGCTTAGCGTCTGAGATTAGTTGGTTACGTACTGTAGATTCTGTTAAAGGACAATTCTTTTTGTCCACTAACCAACGATAAACTACTGATGCAGATAATCCACTCTTATATCCATCTATGGCTTCTTGCCAAGCATTTCTGTTATCGTTATTTAAGTCTTTCCAAGCTGTGTAGCCTGTTTTGACTGAGTCTTCTTTAGCGTACTCTGCTAACGTCACGTTTGCCTCCCTGTGTTATTCTTCCTCTTGATTTCCATCATCAGCTGGTTTTGGAGCCAGTGATTGTACCATTGCTTTTAATTGAGAGTTTTCAACTTCAATCTTTGCAATCTTTGCACCTAGGTCTTTGACCATGGCGTTCATTTGATTATTCTGTGCTTGTAAGCTATTAGCTATTTGTACTAACTGTTCAGTACTTAATTGCACTTTTTCTGCGTCTTGTGATTCTTGCATTATCACCTCCATTAGTATTTTACATTAGTTCAGTAAAAATGGAAGTATTTAAGTCTGTTTATTCAGGGAACTTTTTAGCTATTTTAAGATATAAATTTACTAAGTCATCTGCGTCTTGAACTAGATTGATTCCATTTATACGCATATAATTAAACTGTTTAAGAACTATTTCACGTATATCATCATGGTCAATTAATTCATCAATAACTTGTTCCCTTTTAGTACCTTCTGCAAAGTTATTTAATTTTTCATCCATATTACAATGCTAGTATATGACATCACATCCAAGGGTATTTATAAAATTAGCTTCTTTAGATGATTCAGAACTATCTCACACTATAGAAAATGCAGTAGAGTCTGCAAAGTATCCAGAAAGATTAGTATTTGGTGTTTACTTACATTACTCAACTGACGTAGCTAAACAAGAACTATTGGACTACACTGATAGACTTAGTTCACGCTCATCCTTTAGATTAGAGCTCGAAACCTTCAATAAAGCTCATTTAGGTGTAGGTAGAGCACGACACAAGGCAGAATCTATGTATGATGGTGAAGATTATGTACTACAGGTAGACGCACATTCATGGTTTTGTAAAGATTGGGATGAACTCTTAATAGGACTATTAAAGACTCAAACAGATAAAACTATATTGACTGGATATGCTCCTGCTTATATATCTAAAAATGGAATCAGAGAACCTAAAGGTAAAGGTTTTTTACTTCCTATTTACAACAAAAAAGTGGAACCAGTTGATTGGCTACTTAATTGGCATGCAATTACTCCACCTAGTTCACTACCTTTTATACCTACTAAGTTCTGTGCGAACTTTGCTTTTGGTACAAGTGAATGGGGTAAGTACTCTGGACTAAATAAAGAATCTATATTTTGGAGTGAAGAACCTTTACAAACTAAAAATTTAAAAGATAGAAGTTTTGAAATGAAACTACCTAATGTAGATTATCCACTTATATGTCATCTCTATGAAAGAGACATAGAAGGTGAAGGAGGAAAGCGTTCTGATATTGGAGCTTATATTTCTGATGAAGAAAAAGAATATTTAATTAATGTTGTAGATAAAGAAATTTATTTGTCGAATTTTTTACAACCACATTCACAATCACTATAGTCATAAATATGACCTTTAACTTCTGATGATTGAGGTGCTCTGTCTGTAACTTGACTTTTTTTAATTAATTCCCATTCTAAGTTGTATCTATTAACCATACACTTAGGGTACTATAAAAATACATTCTCCTGGGCATTCTTCAGCTGCTTCTGTAACTATATCTTCGTCACCCTCTGGAACTCTTGCTAAACCTTCTGCACCTTGGTCGTTGCCATCAATAGAACTAAATATTTTAAGGTCACCAAAGTTTCCAACAGTTTCCTGAACATAGGCTAGACCATCATTTTTCATAGTAAAGATGTCTGGTGCTATTTCTGCACATAGTCCGTCACCTGTACATAAGTCTTGGTCTATCCAAACTTTCATCTGTTCTTCCTTGTAATTTCTCTATACCCATTAGTCATCTTACTACGTAAGTTCCAAGATTCTTTGCTATTAGATTCGTAATCTTGTTTTGAAAACTCTTCAACTTTTATTTTATGTTTACTTCTTTTAAATGGTATTACATGTAAGAAAGGTGTACCTCTTTGTAAAACTCTATCTCCCTCACTATGCCATATGCTTGGAAAGTTTACTTGATGAAAACTATCTGTTTCAACAATTCCTGGTAGTAATGTGAAGTCATCATTTCTTTCTAATAGGGGAGGTATGAATAACATTGACCAACCTGGTGGTGTATAGAAAAACCAAGGACTTGTAAATTTGACAGCTCTTCTTAAATCACCTCTCTTAAATGGGTAAGTAGCAAATTGTGCTTCATTGTGAAACTCTATAGTACTACCTATACCATTGTCTCCATGATTAGTATCAAAATGAAACTCATCACCTTGT